TTGGAAGATAGAAAACGTAAATCCAAACATTGCTAAGTATTTAAATCGTCTATCAGACTTATTGTTTGTTATGGCTAGATATCACAATAAAGGAAAAGAAAAAATGTGGGTGCCAAACAATGGCTAGAGACATAGTAAAGAATCTTAAATTTAAAAAGCATACAGGTAAGTTCTTTGACCCAGAAAAGTTTGCCACATTGCTTGATGAAGCGTATAGAAATACAAAGCGTCCTGATGGAGACATGACCAAGAAGTCATTTAGTCCTAGCTCTTTAGGGTATGGCCATGGAACTTGCCCTAGATATTGGTATATGGCATTTAGTGGTGCAATGTTTATTGATGATAATGATGCAGTTGCCGTTGCTAACATGGCACAAGGTACACAGGCACATGAAAGACTTCAAAATTTAATTAAAACTATGCCAGAGTGGAGAGCGGAAGAAGAAGAAATTATTAATGACTATCCTCCTATTCGTGGCTTCATAGATTTAATTATGGAATACGATGGAGAGACTGTTATCGGTGAAATCAAGACTGCTAAGCAAGAGGTTTGGGATGCTCGTCAATCTGAAATGAAACCAACTCCAAACCACATGCTACAGCTTTTGACGTACATGAAGTTGAAGAATGCAAAAGAGGGATTCTTTTTATATGAAAACAAGAATACCCAAGAGCTTATAGTTATTCCAATTTCAATGAACGAAAAAAATACTAAGATAATTGAAGATACTTTTATCTGGATGATGGAAGTTTGGGATAACTTTAAGGATGGCGATCTTCCAATGAAGCCAGCAGGAGCATCCAAGTATAAGCTACCCTGCACATATTGTCCAGTAAAGAAAGAATGCTATTCAAAAGAAACTCCAGTCGGAACCGTTCAGATAGAATTGTTTGCGGTACCCAAGACATGATTTGCGCTAACAAAGATTGTGCTAAGGAGTTTGAACCAAAAACACATAACCAAAAATACCATAATGACGAGTGCTGCAGAGTTGCAACAAATAAAAGAATTATGGAAAAGTATTATGAAAAGAAAGCAATTAGGCAGGGCGCAACTCGTGGCTGTAAGAAATGCGGGGCACAGCTTAGCAGATATAATGACACTACTCTTTGTGCATCTTGCCAGAAAAAAATAGACATTACGCAAAGATCTACTATATTGGACAGGCTAAATGAAATTAGCTGACCTTGTAAAGACTAAGGCTAATAGGGTGCTAGGTATAGACGCCTCTACAAACTCAATTGCTTTTTGCCTAATGGAAAACGATATTCCTCTTAAGTGGGGTAAGGTTGATCTGGTTGGCTCAGACATATACGAAAAGATATATGATGCTAAGGTTAAAATGCATGCAATGCTTGATGAGTTAAAAAGTGACTACATTGCTGTAGAGGGCGCTATCCTTGTAAGATCTCCCGATGCTGTAATAAAACTATCTTATGTTTACGGAGTAGTTATTGCTGAGCTTATGGCTACTGGCTCTAGCGTTATCACAATTTCTCCAAGTTCTTGGCAAGCATACATTGGAAACAAGAACCCCACAAAGGATGAGAAGGCGGGTATAAGAGCAAAGAATCCAGGCTACGCAGACTCTTGGTATAAAACTCAGCTACGTAATATGCGTAAACAAAGAACAGTAGAATACTTTAATAAAAAATATAGCATTAATTTAAACGACTTCGACGTAGCGGATTCATTTGGAATTGCTCATTATGCTAACAAGGTTCTAACAGAACGATGAAGCTATATCAAAGTAAAGAGTGGCTATATAGAAGATATGTAGTTCAAAAGAAAACGGTAACAGAAATAGGAAAAGAATGTAATGTATCTGCTATGACTATACAGAGATACCTAGACCAGTTCGGATTGATTAAAAAAAGATGAAAATTTATGAGGGTAGTAATAGCCAGGCAGGGCAAGAATCATTTGTGCTTAGCTCTTTAAAAGAAAAGAGAAACGGATATTACTTAGAGATAGGCGGATACCACTCTCGATATGACAGCAATACCTATCTTCTAGAAACACATTATGGGTGGAGTGGTGTGGCATTAGAAATAGACAAAGAAAGATCAGATGAATATAATTCAAATAGATCTAATCCATGTTTAACTGCCGATGCAACCACCTTCGACTACCTAGAGTATCTTGAAAACAATAATTTTCCAGATCGCATAGATTATTTACAAATAGACATTGAGCCTGCATTCCAGTCTTTAAAAGCTCTAGAGGCACTACCGCTTGACAGATATAGGTTCTCTATTGTAACATTTGAACATGACCTTTATGCAGATCAAAACAATCTTATAGTAAAAGAAAAGGCAAAAGAAATATTTAAAAAGTTTAACTACGTTCTTGTAAAAGAAAATGTAGATCATGAAGGAAAAATATTTGAGGACTGGTGGATAGACTCAGATATATACAATAGAGATGGAGAATAAAATGGCGGCATATCCAGAAAAAGAAAAAGGCTATCAGATGTGGGTTACAGATCTTCAATTAATGGCAACATCTGCCCCATCAGGCAATAAGATTATTACAGAGTGTCTTGAAATAGCAGGGATGCTAATTGAAAAGAATATATCATACGGAGACTCGGCCTTGTCCCCAATTAGAATATTTTCTCAGGCGGATAATCAAGAACAAATTAAAATTCGTATTGATGATAAGATAAATAGAATTAAGAATGGCTCAGGATTTGCAGGAGATAACGATATTGATGACATGATTGGTTATTTGATCCTGCTTAAAATTGCTAAGAAACTTGCTATTTCAGTCGACTAAGAGTATACTCTAGTATATGTCTGATATAGAGTTGACCCACCATTTTGACCGCATGAATACTGTTGTGTCAGAATTGCTTAAAGGTAATAACCCTACCCAAATCGCCGCCATAACAGGCTTTAAGAGGGCCGAAGTAGTTGAGTTGATAGATGAGTGGAAGACAGTTGCTCACAACGACACAGCGGCCCGTGACAGGGCTAAAGAGGCTATATCTGGAGCAGACCGACACTACGCAATGCTTATTAAAGAAGCTTGGAAAACTGTAGAGGATGCGGATACACAGGGTCAGCTAAATGTTAAGTCTGGCGCATTAAAACTAATTGCAGATATTGAAGGCAAGCGAATTGGAATGCTTCAAGAAGTAGGACTACTTGATAATGCAGAGCTGGCAACACAAATTGCGGAGACAGAAAAGAAGCAAGACATACTAGTAAAGATATTAAAAGAAGTTACGGCTACCTGCCCTAAATGTAAAATGGAGGTTGCAAAGCGCCTTTCTCAAATAACTGGAGTAGTCGAGCCTGTTATTATTGATGCGGAGGTCACAAGTGGATCTTGATTTTAATGATCTGATTGACATGCTAGATGGCGAAGAGTTTGATGAACGCCCCGTAGACTTAAGAACGTTTGTGCAAAGCCCAGATTATTTGGGACTACCACCTCTATCAGAACACCAATACACTCTTATTGAAAAAAGCTCACAGATTTATAAAGAGTCTACGTTGGTTAAATTGTTTGGTGAAGACGAAGGCGTTAGAATGTTTAAGCAGACGGCTAACGAAATAGTTGCTCAGCTGGGAAAAGGATCTGGAAAAGATTACTGCTCTACAATATCAGTAGCATATATAGTTTATTTATTGTTGTGCCTTAAAGATCCAGCAACATATTATGGAAAGCCTCCTGGAGACTCAATTGATATTATCAATATTGCAATCAACTCGCAGCAGGCAAATAACGTATTCTTTAAGGGTTTTAAGACACGAATAGATAAGTCGCCATGGTTTACTGGGAAGTATGAAGCAAAAGCTTCTGAGATGAAATTTGATAAAGCCATAACAGTACACTCAGGTCACTCAGAGCGTGAGGCCTGGGAAGGATATAACGTTATCGTAATCATTCTTGATGAGATCTCAGGCTTTGCCACAGAAAATACAAGCGGCCACGAGCAGGCTAAAACTGGTGGGGCTATATATGATATGTATAGGGCATCAGTAGACTCACGTTTCCCAGATTTTGGTAAAGTAATTCTTCTTTCATTTCCTAGATATAAGAATGATTATATACAGCAAAGATACGACGACGTCGTTGCAGAAAAAGAAGTTGTAACTAGAACTCATCATTTTAAATTAGACGAAGACCTTCCAGATGGAACGGAAGGCAACGAGTTTGATATTGAATGGGAAGAAGATCATATTGTTTCTTATAAGTATCCTAAGATGTACGCTCTTAAAAGACCTACGTGGGAAGTAAATCCAGTAAGAAAGATTGAAGACTTC